GATATGGAGATATGGGTTATTGTGATGCTACATCAACAGATGTAGTCTATGCAGATTATACTTTTTATGATGAAACTGCTACTAATCCAGCAATATTTTTTCCTCCGTATTTTATTTATACAGCAGAGCTAACTATGGCTGCTATATTTGGTTTTTCAGTAGCTCAAAATACAGAATTATCTACAGTTATGGAACAAAAAGCAGCAAGACAACTAGCTTACGCAAGAGCTATGGATAGTCAACAGAATACTACAAAGAAATTAAGTACAAATAGATTTGCAAATACAAGAAATAATACAAGTACTTCAGGAATTGAAGGTATAGTGGAGACATAGGTTGGCTCTAAAAGGTAGTGTAAACAAATTACGCCAACTAAAAACAAGCTTTAGTAGTGGCGAACTTGATCCCCTAATGGCTATGCGTGGGGATGTTAATGCTTATGCCAATGGAGCAAAGAAACTTAGAAACGTAGGATTGTATACTCAAGGTGGAGTTTATAGAAGACAAGGAACAAAACGATATGCAACTTTAACTCAAAATGCTAGACTTGTTGCTTTTGATTTTGATGATAATGAACAATATATCATAGCATTTTCCGATCAAAGAATAGATATCTATTATTTAGAAGACGATAGTTATGTTGGGAATCTAACAAGCTGTCCTTGGACAACATCTAATATATTTGAATTAAGTATAACCCAAGCAGGAGATACAATGATTGTGTGTCATCCTACTATGGCAACACAAGTTATTTTAAGAACAGCATTAACAACATTCACAAGATCTGCTTTTACTTATGATAATGATGAACAAAATTTCTATCAACCTTATTATAAATTTGCAGATCAAAGTATTACTCTAGCAGTAAACAATACATCTGGAGCAGGAAGAACAGTTACAGCAAGTGCAAACTTTTTTGATAGTGATCATGTTAATACCTATATGAAAATTAATGATACAACTATTTTAATAACAGCAGTTGCTAGTGCAACTTCTGCTACCTGCACTATATACGGAACATTAGAAAAACATTTAATTGAAAATCCATTTACAAGTAAGAATGGTACATTAATTGTACAAGTTAATGATCCTAGACATGGATTAGCTAATGGAGCAACAGTTACTATAAGTGGAGCAAATCTATGGGCAAGTCTAAATCTTACTGATCTTAATGCTAGTCATACAATAACTGTAATAAATGAAGATTTATATGAAATAACATTAGGAGGTAGCTCTCCTGCTGACGCATCTGAAGCTGGTGGAGGGCCTTTAGTAAAAGTAACAGCAATAAATCAAACACATACAGAATGGAAAGAACAAAGCTTTTCAGCTCATAGAGGGTATCCGGGTGCAGTAGCTTTTCATGATGGAAGATTATGGTTTGGTGGATCAACTTCACAACCTGATTGGATATGGTCTTCTAAAGTAGATAAATACTTTAACTTTGATACTGGAGAAGGATTAGATGATGAAAGTATTCAAAGTTCTATCGGAATGGAAAGAGTAGCTGATGTTAGGCATATTATATCCAATAGACATTTGCAAGTCTTTACTGCTAACGCTGAATTTTATTGTCCACAAGCTGATACAAGTGTGTTGACACCTGAAAATTTTAATATTCGTAGACAGACAACTTATGGTACTAATTATGTAAACACTAAAGCATTTGATGGAGGAACTGTATTTGTTCAAAAAAGTGGGAAATCTGTTCGTGAGCTATTATTTACCGATACGGAACTAGCTTATAGTGCAAATAGCTTATCTTTATTGTCTACTCATTTAATTAATACTCCTGTAGATTTAGCTGTTTTTGGTGGATCAACAGAAAGACCAGAGCATTATGCTATGTTTGTTAATACTGATGGATCTGTTGGAGTATTCCATTCAGTAAGATCTGAAAAAATAGCTGGTTGGACATTATGGGAATCTACTCATCAAGCAGCAACGTGTACTATAACTGTTACTGATTATTCAAATATAGCAACAGGAGCAGAAATAGCTTTAACTAAAAATGACGGAACAATAGTTAAGTTTATTTGTCAAGGTGCTGGATCTGGTACACCTGATACAGATAAATTCTTTCATAATGAATCGAATGATACAACTGCTGATAATATCTTTACCTGTATAAATCTTCATGATGATTTTACTGTACCCAATCCAGCAGCTAATGTTATTACAGTAACAAGAGATGGAGTAGGAAATAAAAATTTAACTGTTAGTTCTACTGATACAACAAGACTAGCTACAACTGATTTTGTTAACGGAACTGCTTCTTTTAAAAGTGTAGAAGCAGTAGGAACAAGATGTTTCTTTACTGTATATAGAGATGGTAGTTATTTTATAGAAGAACTAGGAGATGAAACAAATACATTAGATCATACATCTACTTTTACATCAACAAGTGCAACTGTATCATTTACTGGTTTATCAAACTATGCTAGCAAAACTGTTAAAGTTAGATCAGGTACTAACTATTTAGGAGAATATACAGTTACATCAGGAGGAGCTCTTACTCTTGACACAGGATTAGAAACAAATTCAATAACAGTCGGATATGATTATTCTGTTGAAATTGAGACAATGCCAGTAGATGCAGTTCTTACTACTGGTACTTTAACAGGATTACCAAAAAGAATTTCAAGAGTTGTATTAGGATTAGATAGTTCTTTAACTACTACATTAGAAGGAGACACATTAATCTTAAAACAAGTTACTGATGATTTCTCTTTAGATCCTAGTACGTTTACAGGATTAAAAGAGTTTTATGTATTAGGATATAGTAAAGAAAGAACTATATCTATTGTTCAATCTGACCCATTACCTATGAATATTACTGGTATGGTAATGGAATATGGTTATTAAAGAAGGATAAAAATATGTGTGTCTCAACTGCTGCTCTTACTTTAATTTCTGCTGGAGTTAGTGCTTATGGTTCAATACAAATGGGTAAAGCTCAAAGAGCACAAGCAGAATATCAAGGTGCTATAGCTAGAAGGCAAGCTGAGATTCAAAATGCACAATTAGAAGAAGACCTAAAAATTGCAAAGATTAGAGCACATGATGAAGAACAGATAAGAAAAGATAAAATGAGAGAAAGTGTTGCAAGCATGAGAGCTTTAAATAAAGGGAGAGAAAGTGGAAGTTTTCTTGCTATGGTTGACGCTGATGAAGAAGCATTACGATTTGATATAGGAAATATTCGTTTAGGACTAGCAGTTACGGGAAGTAGAATAAGTAGTCAAATAGCAATTAATACTATAGGAGCAGCAGGAGTAGGAGCTGATGCTAAATTATATGAACAAGCAGGATATATTGATGCTGGATCAACTTTACTAAGAGGTGGTGGTGAATATATGTCAAGTAAAACCCCACCTAAGAAGACACGTTCTACAACATATGGGCAAAGTTAATGGCAGAAAGATATAAAAATTTAGAGAGAAGATCACTAATACCTGAAGGTTCTAAAGTAACACCAGTTAATCAAATAGCTTCGGGTGCTGGAGCTGCTCTATGGAAACAAGTAGCACAATCTGGTAAGGAATTGTTTGCGTATACTGCTGCTTGGGCAAGAGAAGATGCAATTAATCAAGGAGTATCAGATGCACAAGGACATAATTTTGCAAAAGGAGACCATGGTTTATCTTTAATGCCAATTCCACCTGATGCTGCAGGGCGTCATTATCTTAATGCTTGGGAAAAGGTTATTGGTGCACAGTATAAAGATACAGTTAACGCTGAAATGAAAGAGAATTTGAATAAAATCTATGCAGAAGAGTTTTTAAATCCTAAAGAAATGGAAATTAAATTAAGAACATCACAAAACGAAATGCTTAAGAATGTTGAACCTGCTCATAAACAAGATCTTATTAATTATAGCCATGGGGTTATAAATGAATTTATGAAAAGATCTATAGTTGAGAAAACAAGAAGACAGTTTAGAGCTCAAGTTGAAGGATTACAGGCTGAGCAGGAAGATATTATGGAGGACATGATGTCTCCAAATGTAGCATCATTTGAATTAGACGAACTTTGGAAAAGGAGAGAAAATAATTTAAATAAACGAAAAGAGTTAAATTTAGTTAGTCCTGAAATAGAAGCACATGAACTAAGGGTTAGTGAGATGTTATTAAATCTTGATGTTATCGTAAAGACACTTGATGTTAGAAATCCATCAGGAGATTTTATAGGTGATCCTGAAAACTTTTTTATTGTAGCTGAGCAGTTAGAAGGAAGGTATGAAAAAGACCTTACACTTGGTTCTGCATCTGCGATTGATATAACAGAAGAAAAATATAGCCATATTACAAATGACCGATTAACTAAAGTTTATACAATAGCTGGTTACCCAGAAGATGGAATAGTTTTTAATAACAAAACTTTATCTGAATTAATCCCAGATCCAAGTATGAGAGCTAGATTAGCTGCTAAACTTCACCATTGGTATAGTGAATATAAAAGAACAAGCAACATCACCAAAGAAGAAATGAAAACAAACGAGTATATAGAACGTTTTAAAAATAATCTTATAACTGGTGATAAATATCCTGATGG